AACTTATAGTCTTGACGCAACGGGATTCAAACAATTTTACTTAACACTTTCCGACAAGCCACATGGTGGCATACGTCCGATACTAAGTGACTCTGCACGACTTAGAGAAGCGACTTGTGCAGACTAGGCGAAGGCAAGAGGTCCACCCGATATGACGAGGTCCACCCACGCATCCATCCTAGATAACTGATTAGCATCAAACGTTGCTAATCAGCCAATTTACAATGCCAGATCCATCCGAGCTAGAAGCACTATTAAATTTAGTAGATGTTAAGACTACTGAAATTATGAAAGGTGATCCATACCAGGAACACAGAGATATTGCTCGGTGGGCACGCAACAAAGGACTCATTAGAGATCTTACTGACGACGAAATACAAACCCGTATGAATAATAAAACTTACAAAAAAGTAAATAAAATTATTCATGCAAACATCCGTAAACAAAAAGCACAACAATGATATCTCTAATGCAGATTATAGCTGCCATTATTCTTATTGAGAGTGGTGGTGATAATTATGCTGTAGGAGATAGTGGCAAATCATATGGATGTTTACAACTAACTGAAGCATATGTTGCAGATGCAGCAGAGTTTGCCAACATCGACTGGGTTCACAAAGATGCTTTTGATAGGGATAAAAGTATAGATATTTTTCTTGCGTATATGTCTAGATATGCAACTCCTAAAAGATTAGGAAGACCCGTTACATCTCAAGACATCGTAAGAATCCACAACGGTGGACCAAACGGATACAAGAAACAATCAACAAAGAAATACTGGCTAAAAATAAAACCACTATTGCATGCAAACAGAACTGAATGTAATTACCTCTGATGTATTATGGCGACCTCCAGTTATACTACCACAGTTTGAAGACATAGTAGCTATTGATCTAGAAACTTATGATCCATATCTAAAACAAACTGGACCATCATACAAACGAGGTGCTGGTAAAGTAACTGGGATTGCTATTGCAGATAGCCATCAACAGGTATACTTACCCTTTGATCACTTGAATGGGGACAACTTGGATAAAGGCATAGTTGTTTCTTTCGTTAAGGACCTAGTTAGAAACAGTAAAGAAATACTGTTCGCTAACGCTGCATACGATCTCGGCTGGCTTGAGTCTCTAGGCATCAGAGTCTCTTGTCCAGTCCGAGACGTTCAGGTTGCTGAAGCATTGATAGATGAAGAACAGTTTTCATACAGCCTTAACAACCTATCTAAGAAATACTTAAACAAAACTAAGTTCGAAGATAAACTCAATGAAGCTGCTAAAGCCTACGGCTACAATCCCAAAGGTGATATGTGGAAACTACCAGCTAGATATGTAGGTGAGTATGCTGAGATAGATGCTCGTAATACCTGGGATGTATACCAACATCAAATACCAATACTCAAAGAACAAGAGCTATGGGATGTCTGGGAGCTAGAGTGTAAGCTTACACCTATCTTACTACAGATGACACTCAAAGGTGTCCCTGTAGATATAGATAGAGCTGACCAACTAAATACTAAACTGCTTAAACAAGAAACTAAACTCAAAGAAAAGTTTGGCACACTGGACATTTGGTCACCCAACCAACTAGGAGAGTATATTACTCAACTAGGTCTTGTAGTTCCCAAGACAGAAAAAGGCAACTACTCTGTATCTAAAACATTTTTAGAACATTGTGAACATGAAACAGTAAAAGAGATATACCAAGCCCGTTGTATCAATCGGCTGCGTAAAGTATTCATTGAAGACATTATACTTAGAGGTAACTACAAAGGTCGCATTCATGCTGACTTTAGACAGACTGCATCTGACCAGGGCGGCACACGCTCTGGTCGACTATCTTCTAGTAACCCTAATCTGCAGCAAGTTCCTAAACGTAGTGAAATAGGTAAAGCAATCAGAACATTATACGTAGCAGAGCCAGATACACTCTGGTGCAAAGCAGACTACAGCTCTCAAGAACCAAGACTTCAAGTGCACTATGCACTGCTTGGTCAGTTTGGCAAACCGCTGCCCAAAGCAGAACAAGCTAGAGATGCTTTTGCTAATGGAGAAAAACTATATACGTTCTTTGAACGTGCAACAGGGCTACCATACGATACCTGTAAGATGTTATGTTTGGGTATTAGTTATGGTATGGGAAACAAAAAGATGGCAGAAACACTAGGCATATCGGAAGAGATGTGTAGTTCGACTATGAGTAAGTTCAATGCTGAAGCTCCATTCTTAAAAATACTATTTGATAACGTTATGAACAAAGCCAGTCATCAAGGATACATAAAAACCATACTTGGTAGAAGAGCTCGTTTTGATTTCTGGATATCTGACTTTGGAGATAAACCAATCAAAACCAAACGCATAGCTCAAGGCAGATTTAAAACAAACAGAGTATTCCGTGCATTTACCAGCAAGGGACTGAACAGACTAATACAAGGCTCTGCGGCTGATCAAGCAAAGAAAGCAATGGTCGATGCACACGAAGCTGGCTTTGATCTTAGGCTGCCAGTTCATGATGAAATTAACTGCATGGTTAAAAATAAACAAGAAAGTCTTGACTTAAAATTAATCATGGAGAATGCTATTCCTCTTAAAGTGCCCGTTGTTGCTGATATAGATTTGGGAGCAACGTGGTGTTAGAACTATGGATATACTAAAAACAGCACTAAAAATAACAAGCAATGACAGACATGAAGACTATGGAGATTGTAGTATTGAGTTTCGTAAGACTGCTAGAATGTGGTCTGAGATATTCGAAACAAAAGTAACACCTACACAAGTAGTCCTTGCCATGATTGCTCTTAAGTCTATTAGACAACTAAACAAAAACAAAAGAGATAACTGGGTTGATATTGCAGGATATGCACGACTTGGTGATCTCGTAAACAAACAATAACAATGACCGATCCCTTATTAGAAGAATCAGATATTATACCAGTAGCTGAGGTTGAAGGCGTATCTACAGAAAATGTAGAAACAAGCGACTTACAAGAAATCACAGCTCTCAGTGAGTCACTCAAAGAAGCTGACAATGACATTGCTGCTAAAGAAGCAGAACTAAGTCAGCTCAAAGCAATACGCAAACAAATCTCTGAAGAGTTGATTCCTGATCTTATGAACAAGAATGGACTCAAGCTAATACAACTAGACACTGGAGCTAAGATACAAATCAACGAGTTTGTTGATGCTCGTATCAAAGATCCTGGTGTAGCATTTGATTGGCTTAGAGAAACAAACAATGATTCGATTATCAAAAATCAAATCACTATATCTTTGGATAGAGGTGATGATGGTGTGGCTGAAGAACTCACTACCAAACTCAAAGAAGAGTATGGTATTGATGCAGATCGTAAGATCGCCATACATCATGCAACTCTCAAATCTTTCTGTCGTGATGCTTTGGAAGACCCAGAGCTGGCAGAATCCTTACCTCGTGAAGCCTTTGGTATCTACCAAGGTCAGCGAGCGAAACTAACCTAAACATAGAAAGAAGTAATATAGAATCATGGCATTCGATATAACAACAGTCGCAGGACAAGGCACAGAGAACCTAGACTCAGGTTCATCCTTGCCCTTCATTCGTATCCTACAAGACTTGAGCCCCCAGCTCAAGAAACAAAAAGATGAATACATTGAGGGGGCTGAGTCAGGCGATCTCTTCTTTGCTAAAACGCAAAGTGTATTAGAGCAACCTGTAGAGATAGTTCCATGCTATACAAAGTCCATCTATACAGAATGGATTCCACGCTCAAAAGGCGGTGGCTTTGTTGGCAATCATCCACTAACCGTAGTCAGCAATCCTGCCTACGAAAAAGGACGGGAACGTCAATACGACGAATGGCTAGGTGACAACGAACTTAAGTTCACAACTTACTGGTTCGTGCTAATGAAAGTAAATGACTCTTGGGAACAAGCAGTTATTCCTTTCACATCATCACAGCTTCGCGTATCACGCAAGCTCACACAAGACATCAATCGTTTCAGATACGACGACGCAAGCATTGCTCCACCATTGTTTGCACAAAGTTGGAAACTGAAATCTGTCTTAGAAACTAGCAAGAATGGAGATGATTACTACAACTTTGATTTCGTAGAGCCCAAGGTTCTTGACTTCGAAGATGATGAATCAATCCTCTCGCTAGCATCTGATACATACAAGACTGCATCAGATACACCTCTTCTACAAACAGAAGAGAAACCACAGCTAGTAGACTCGGCAGCAATGCCTTACTAAAATAGGTTGCCCCCATCCCCTTATGAGTTTCGGGGGATGGGGGCTTTTATTTTTATATGATTCCTATAGCAGATCTGTCTTTTAAATTTCACGAACTATTCGTGTCCAACCCTAACGTGTATGGTCAAACATCACTTACGGGTAAGACGCGAAATCGTGACGGTAAAGCAGATTCAAAATCATTCCTTGTCAAAGAAGCCATAGATCCAACAGTGTGGGAATCACACCTCAAAGGTGAACGCATCATTGGCTGCACTCCACTTATCAACGAAGACCAAGTTCGCTGGGGTGCACTAGACGTAGACGTATACCAAGATTCAAAAACCCTAGAAGGTATCATACAACAAGTAAAAGAAAACAAACTACCCTTTGTTGTATGCCGTTCTAAATCAGGTGGCGCACATGTATACTTGTTCTTCTCTGAAGAAGTATCTGCATACAACGTTATCGACAAACTAAAATCTTTCTCTGCTTTCTTTGGTCAGGGTGCTTGTGAGATATACCCTAAGCAACCAAAGATAGGTGATCGTAAAGACAACAGCAAGTATGGCAACTGGATAAACATGCCATACTCTGGCAATCCTACATTACAGTATGGCTTTGATAAAGACGGCAAAGCACTCAACCCTGAAGAATTTATTAACTACGCTCTAACACAGCAGCTAACTAAAGAACAGTTTGAAGAACTAAATGTTCCAGCTTCAGGCGAAGATATACTACCCGAAGGTCCTCCGTGTCTTAACTACATCTTTCAAAAACGTGCGCAACACAGCGAGTCTCGTAATGTAACACTTTCTAATGTTGCTGTATATCTAAAGAAAGCACACCCTACTGATTGGAAGCATCAACTTATGCAGTTCAATCGTAAGTTCTCAGAACCACTAGAGGACAGAGAAGTAGAAGCCATCATTAACTCTTATGGCAAAAAAGACTACAAGTATCAATGCTCTAGCCAACCGCTATGCAAATATTGCGACGCTAGTCTTTGCGGTCAACGCAAGTATGGTATTGGTGGCGAAGAGTTCCTGCCTAACAACCGATCACTTATACAACTCAAGAGTGATCCACCCCTATGGTTCTTAACTTTAGACGATGCAGAACTACAACTTACCACTGAACAGTTTGACAACTTTAACCAGTTTAATCAAAAGGTTATGGAAAAACTGTTGTTTAAGTATCCGCCCATCAAACAAGAAGACTGGGTCAAACAACAAAACTTACTGCTAAAGAACTGCACACAGATTGAAATACCATTTGAAATGACTCCTCTTGGTCAGTTAGTGGAGTATGTGTCGATGTTTTGTGCAAACGCTAGTGAAGATACTGACAGGATCAAAAGTGGTCCTATCAAAAGAGGTCAGTTCTATTTGTTTAGAATGATTGACCTCAAAGATTATCTTAATCAACAACGCTTCAAAGAACTGCCTGACAACAAAATACTTTCTGCTATCAAACAAGTATTAAAAGCAGATGCAGTTACGCATTCAATCAAATCACCTAAACTAAACGTAAGGTGCTGGCGTATACATAAAGACAACTTACGCATAGATCCAAGCACACCGTTCCCAGACTTTAACACTAATGAGCCATACTAAAATATTTGTTGCCAGTGCAGGAACTGGTAAAACTACAACACTAATGAATCTGCTGTCTACCTGCCTAGAAGAGACTGCACCAAGTAATATTGCATTTACAACATTTACAAAAGCAGGTGCACAAGAAGCCATAGACAGAGCATTAGTTAAAAACCCAGAATGTAGTGTAAGAGATCTTGAAGGGTTTAGCACACTACATGCACTGTGCTATAGACGTATACCAAGAAAACCAATGCTCACTAGAGCCGACTATCAAGAGTTTGGTGAACTTATAGATGTTCCAATGACTGGTAACATTCGCACTAGTGGCGATGGCTTTGTATTTAACTCATCGCTAGGCAATCAATTACTATATCTTGACAGCTTAATGCGTAACCTATGCACAGACGCAGAGTCTGTAATAAAGTATCAATTAAACTCTCGTGTAAATATAAAGACGTTACAAGAGTTTCACGACAACTACAAAACTTACAGAAGTAAAATAAGTAAATACGATTTTACAGATCAACTAGAAGTCTTTGTTGCAGAAGATGCAACGTTTGATTTTGATTATGTTTTTGTAGACGAAGCTCAAGATTTATCTCCCTTACAATGGAAAGCCATTGATGTTATTACAAAAAATGCAACAACAATATATGTAGCAGGAGACGATAAACAAAGCATTTACAAATTTGCAGGTGGTGACCCACAATCATTAATTAACATGGACGGAGAACGTACAGTCCTTGATACATCTTACCGACTACCAAAACCAGTCTTAGAATACTCTGAAAAGATTGCAGAACAAATATCACAAAAACAAGAATACTCTATCTCTAGTGCTGTGCCTGATGGCACAGTAACACAACTTCATAGTATAGTCGACTTAGACACAAGCCAAGGAACTTGGTTTTTTCTATGTCGCAACAAAATATACATGTCATACTTTGAAGATGCACTAATGAAAAAGAAGTCTTTGTTTGTATCTGCTAGCGGTGACTCATGGTTTAATCAAAAACAAATAGACTATATTCTAATATGGGAACAAATACGCAGAGGCTACAAATTTAAAGCATCAACAATAAAAGAACTATACAAAGAGTTTTTACCAACTGGGCGTGTTGTAAAACGAGGATTTAAAAAACTTATGGATGCTATGCCTGATGAAGAACTTTTTGACAAAGATCAACTAGTAGATGACTTCGGTCTTCAAACTACAGCTAAATGGAATCTAATATTTAAATTACCAGATATTACAAAAGAACTGTTGCTTAAAGCAGAAGAAGACGGTAAATTAGAAAATTGTTGTGATATAGAAATAAATACTATACACGGCACTAAAGGTAGAGAAGCAGATAATGTAGTTATTCTACCCGATGTAACAGACATTACTTACAAAGCTATGCTTGATGACCCAGACAATGAGCATCGTGTGTTCTATGTTGCAGCTACTCGTGCCAGACAAAACTTATATATACACACACCAATAACAAATAGATTCTACAAACTACCACAAGTATGATATACAAAACAAAACCATTTAAGCATCAAGAAGATGCTGTTAAACGCTTTGTAGATGCCCCATACGGGGCTTTGTTTTGTGAGATGGGCACAGGTAAAACAAAAATGGTGCTAGACATCCTACAAAACGCTGACGACATTGTAGACGCTGTTGTCATAGCTCCAAATGGATTACACCATAACTGGGCAATCAATGAAATACCTACTCACGTTGCTAAACCCGTAGAAGTATACTGCTGGAAAGGACCAATCAAAACTAAAAAAGGCAAACAAGATTTTACTAGATTCTTAAATACTACAGATAAAACTCGTATACTGCTAATTAATGTAGAAGCTTTACGCACTCCTACAGGCTACAGCACTGTAAACAAGTTTCTAGAAACTGCGCAGCATGAAATACACATGATTGTAGACGAGTCTACTTGTATTAAAAATCCTAAAGCTATTCAAACTAAGAGAGTGCTAAAGCTATCTGAAATGGCTAACTGCAAATGGATATTAAATGGCACACCAATTACACAAAGCCCTTTAGATTTATTTAGTCAGTGTAAGTTTTTACATAAATCTGCTTTACCATACAATACATATACAGCATTTAAACACGCATTCGCTGTAGAAACCACCATGACAATGGGCAGTCGTTCATTCCGTAAGATTATCGGTTATCAGAACCTAGAACAACTAACTAAGTTACTTGAACCATTTAGTCTTCGCATCGAAAAGAAAGATTGCCTAGACCTGCCAGATAAAACTTTTACAAAAATAGCTGTTGAACTAACGCCTGAGCAACAGCGTATCTACAAAACAATGAAAGATGACTGCCTTGCATTGTTAGATAGTGGTAGCTTGGTTACCACAACTATAGCCCTGACTAGAATAATTAAATTGCATCAAATTCTAACAGGGTTTATAACCGATGACGAAGGCACAGAACACCCCATTGACAACAACAGGATAGCTACTCTCATGCAAATTGCAGAGACTACACAGCCCTTGGTAGTGTTCTGTGCCTACCGTCACAATGTTAAAAGTGTTTATGACGCACTAGCTAAAAAATATGGCAATCATCAAGTAGTTACATTTAGCGGTAATGAATCTAATTCTCAACGCAACAAAGCTGTAAAGCACTTTCAAAACGGACTAGCAAACTTCTTTGTTGCTACTTCTGCAGCGGCTAAAGGTTTGACACTGCACCGCGCATCTACAATGGTATATTACTCTAATAATTACAGCCTAGAGACTAGGCTGCAAAGCCAAGATAGGATTCATCGCATAGGGCAAAACAATAAATGTACCTACATTGACCTTGTTGTCCCTAAAACTGTAGATGAAGCTATTCTTACAAGACTAAAACAAAAGAAAGAACTGTCTAGCATGGTGCTAGACGACCTAATTGAAATAATCAAATGACCGTCCCTGCCACTAACCGATCCTTATTTAATCAATCTAGCACAGCTATTCTAGAACGTGCACTAAATTCTATGACTCTAGCTTGTGAAGCTCTAACCAACGAAAACAAGCAATTACGGGAACAAGTAAACAGTTTGACTATTGAAGTAAATAGACTAAAAGAAAAGGTAGTCCTTAATTTATGAAAAAGTCAGAAGTAGTAAAACAGTATGTTGAAAAGTTCCCAGAGCACGGTAATAGAACTCTTGCTTCGTTAGTTCTAAAAGAAAACCCTAACCTGTTTACGTCCATAGATTCAGCTAGATCTAGTGTTCGATATGTTCGTGGCAACCAAGGCAAACACAACAGGTCATTCCGACAAAAAAAGTCAGAGCTTTTTAAGCCAAATGGCAAAGCAGGTGAGTATAAAATACCTAAATCGCTAACTCCTAAAAAACGAATTGTTCGTATACCCGAAGGCAAAACCTTACTGTTATCAGACATACACTTACCATACCACGACGTTGAAGCACTAGAATGTGCACTAGATCATGGACATGACGCTGACAATGTTATACTCAACGGAGACACAGTAGACTTTTACGCTGTTAGCCGTTGGGATACTGACCCCAACCACCGCGACTTAGCAGGAGAGCTGCAAGCTGCCAGGCAGTTTCTTATGCACCTGCGTGAACGGTTTCCAAAAGCTAATATATTTTTTAAGATTGGCAACCACGAAGAACGCTGGGAGAAGTTCTTGTGGCGTAAAGCTCCTGAATTATGCGGTGTGCCTGACTTCAAGATGGAAAA